AGCATTGGTTTAGCTCATCCCATTTTTTTTGGTATGCCTTTAAAGACTCAACACCTTGATAGCAATTATTCTTGTCAAACACACAATTGGGTAATGCTTTTCTTACAGCTTCAATGCCATCTTCAATAGATAGTTTTGGAGCTACTTCAAAAGATATGCCTAACTCTAAAGCACTCTCCAATCTTGACTTACCATAAGCTCCAAGTTCCCTAACTTTGATGTCATGGGGAGCAATGTGTCTAATGTATTTGTAATCTTTTTGATCTAAAATATTTGCGTAATGGTCTAAACCTTGACCTGCGTTTTCGTAATAATCTATTAATCGTATTTGTTCTTTATGCCTTTGAGCAAACCAAATGCAGGTTTGATCGTTCATGCCTAAATCCCACCATGTTTCTGTATCTAGGTTTTCATCATAAGGAACTTCACAAATTTTTCCTTGAGAATCTAAGTTGTCTATAATATTACCATAGTATGATCCGGTAATCGCAGCTTGGAAGCTACATTCAAATTCTTGTTCATACAAATCATTGCTCATCATCTTTTGAGCAGATTGTAATTCTTCTTGGTCTAATATTTTGGTTTCACTAGCTTTAAATACACAAGAATACCAATCCTTGTTTTCTTCAGCTAATTGATACAATTGGTAAAAGTAATTTCTTCCTTTGGGTGTACCTATGAAGATACAAAAACCTTTTCTGTCTGCTAAAGCAGGTCTAACTACTTCAGGAAAGATACTTGGCTTTATGCTTTGCGTTTCATCAAATACACATCCATCCAATGCCAGACCTCTTAAAGCTTGGTCATTTTCAGCACCTAGAATAGTGATCCTAGATCCATTAGGTAAATCTGCTCTTAGTTCAGATTCATTAAATTTAGTACCAGGTATTTTACCTGCAAACTGTTTTATGTAATCCCATGCTGTCGCTTTTCCTTGTTTAAAGGTAGGCGAAATAAAAGCATACCTTGAGTGAGGCAAAGGGCTAGTTAGTGCAGCTCTTAACAAGTGGTTGATGCACATAACTGTTTTACCAGCTCTTCGGTGTAACACTAAAACTGAAAATCGGTGCTTATCAATTTTTTGGTGCAAAAATTTTTGCAAATCTCTTGGCTTGTAAGGAATCTCAATAATTGCCATTTTAAAACAAAACCCCCCCTAATGCAGGGTACAATCTTTAGGTCTAAAATCTTTGTCTGCTAGTCCAAGCTCTTCCATTAAATACACACTAAACAAATCACATTCTGGTAGATCATGGAAACCTGAGAAGTGAACTACAACTTGCTTACTATCTTCTTTGACATAGATAATGGCTGCGTAAGGTTTTTCATCTAATAGTGCCATAGGATATTTTAATAATTTATTATTTTGATTTTGGAATAAGCCTTTTAAAAAGCTCTAATTCTGCTTCAGATATTGAACCTGTCATTTTTTTCGTTCTGTTTAATAAGCTTTTTTTTAGGTCTGATATACTATTGTCTTTAGGTATGGATTGTTTCATCATTTCCACTTCTTTTTCTGACATTGAACCTTTTAATTTTGTATTTGCAATTCCTTGTCTAAAAAATCTTTTCATTTCTTCTGGTGTCATAGTTTTCTCCTTGTTTATCTGTTTGCAAGTCCTATTAATATTTTTAAGACGGAGGACTTAAATTTGGGGTGTAGGGGTCAAACAAAACCCCCCCTATTTTTCATATAAGTTTGAGTTATTGATTGGGAAGCACTAAGCCAGGCTAAATAAGCTTTGTTTTATTAGGTTTTTAATTGAAGTTATCTTGCCGGTTATCTTAGCTGCTTCTTTTTTAATTATTTTGTTAAATATTCTACTTATAATTGCATTAACTATAAGAACCTTGTGCTATTTTCTTGTTCGTTTCTTACATTAAATCAGCTTAAAAGCTTATTATTGCTGCCATTTTATATTGATAATCTCATCTCCGACCTTAGCATTAAGCTCCGTTTGCTTACCATAAACCTTGCTCTGTAGCCTTTCAGCTCTCCACCTGGCTAAGTTTAAGTATTCTTTAATAAGGTTTGTTTTACCAAGATCAACTTTATTTGTTAATCTGCTATCCTCTAAAGCCTGATCTAATAAGCTCTGAGCTTTGGACAGTTCAAAGTCTATTCCATCAGCTTTTGCTGTTTCATAAGCTGTTCTAGCTTCTGGGTATTTTTTAAGCCATTTTCTTAAACTCTGCCAACAAGGCCTGTTCGGCATTGTAGGGCTCAAAATTTGTCTAAGGGGTTTTCCTAAGGCCAAATCTTCGCAGATAGAATCAATGACTTTTTGACTGTATTTGACAGACATTGAGCGTTTTGTGGTGTTTTTGACTAATTCTTTATTCATTAATTTATTTAGTTGCTATGGATTGACTATAGGTTGCTTTCATGTATAACTAGGGTAATGATTCGTAAATTAATAAACAAACAACCAAAGGAGAAAAAAATGAACGAATATTTTATATATAATAATAAAAATGAATATGAAAATTACAAAAAAGAATTTTCAAATTTATCTGATGCAAAGCACTGGGTCATAAACCATTTAGATTTATCAAATGAATGGAATATTAAACCAATAAAAAAAGTTCATCATACTGAATATAAAAAGAACTATAAAAAATATATTCTTTCAACTATTCAAACAGGTTTAAACGATGAGCCTTTAAAAACTGATGCAGATAAAATCAAATATATTTTTAATAGATTCTATTCTGAATATGATTTTATGATTAGCAGAGTTGGTAAATCTAAAGCTATGTCTGAATGGTTATCAGGATTAGCATTGGATATAGAATACTATAATTATAAAATAATTAAACTTGCCAAAGATATGGGTTCACTTGATACAGACTCAACTTATAAAGCAGAGCAAAAAATTATTGAAAATTATTTTAATTTTATGGCTAATATAATTTTAGACTTTGAGCCTAAACCAATAAAGGAGGTTGCTTAATGAAAACACAAATCAAAAACTACCAGTTAAGTATTTTTAGATATATTTTTAATGTCTATAATTCATCTAATTATAAAACACCTAAAAAAATATCTATAGCTGCACCCATGTTAGAGATTGCACTAGAAGCAGCAAAAAACAAATATCCAGATTATTCCGTTGATTTTGTGGAGGTTGCTTAATGAAAAACAAAAACTATCCAGGTATAACAAAGATATTAGAAAAGCATCTAAAAAGAAATTTCTTTAGTTTTATGACCTTTAAACAGGTTAAAGAATTAAAAGATAATTCTAATATTTATCAGTTCCCTATTAAAAACTATTACAACCAAAAAAGGAGGGTTAAATAATGGATCTAACAGAATTAGAAGATATATTTGTATCTAAAAAAAAGGCTTTGCAAATTGTTAAACAACATGGAAATTATTCTTTTAATGAATTAAAGGATTTTATTGAAGAATTAGGAAATAAAAAAGAATATGAAGCTATTAAAGTCTATTATTTTTTAGGATATTAAATAAGATAAAAACTAAGGAGAGTTAAAAAAAATGACAAAAACAATTAAAAAAACTAAAAAGAAATCAGCTACAACAAAAAAAGAATTTAACCAATTACTGTCAAAAAAAATAAAAAAAAGATTTGGTGGTGTTAAAACTAAAGATATTGGTGGCGGTATGATGGAAATATCTTTTAAATAATCTACAAGGGATTGCTAAAAAGATATAATTATATTTACAATTATAATACCCCTTAGAGTAATTTGGCCATTAAAGGCAAGTTGAATATTTATATAATCTTTATTGACCTATTAGTTTTTTAATTCCAATTCTATTAGCGGTTCTGCAACACTCATAAACAGCATTATTATATTTTAATCTAATTCCTTCCTTACTGATAGGCATATAGAATTTTTTTAAATCATTAAAAGATATTTTATGAGGGAAGTTCCTAAGTTGTATAATCTCCCTATCTTTTTTATGTAGTTTTAGCAGTATGCTTATAACGAATTCATATACAGCTATTTGGTGAGGATTTAACCTCAATGTCATTTTAGGCTTTTCATGGTAGGAGTGATCCATCTCATCAGGCTTTATAGTGAGCAAATCGTACATAGAAGGAGCATTTTTACAAAGTTCCTTTGGTTTTGGAAGCTTAGAGTCTACAAAAGATGCAATCTGAAAAAAGGAATCAAGTTGCGTCGTATCTAGTTTGTCAGGGAAGCGGTTCAGCATAATGTGGATAATTTCAAATCAATTTGTATTATTAATTATATTATTAATTATTGAGTAGCGAAAATCATACACCCAAAGAGCATTCATCATACTTCCTCCCTATTAAATTTAATTACTTTTCCACAGCCTTTTAATTGCTTAATCGTTCTGACTTGATGCAAACCTTTTTTAATTTTGTTTCTTTTATTCTTATTATGCTTAATGAATTCCTGGATTTTAGGGGGGTCAAAAGAATACTCATTGGACTCATTCTTTTTAGGCTGCCTGAAACCTACCAAACCAAACATGGCCAATCTATCTAAATGTCTTATAAGAGTCTGCCTGGTTTTAATGCCAGTTCTTTGCATGATATATCTATGGCTGGGTCTGATTCCATAGGGTGCATTTTCTAAGCTCTTCAAAACAATATAAATCATTTTTTCAGCAGCGTTTAAATGAGGATTGTTAATTAAAGAATTCTCAATTATGGTATAAGAAACCTTATATTTAATTTGGCTTTTTTTCATATAATGTAATTAGTTTTTTTCCATCCCAATAGTAGCCTGTGATTTTTCGTTTATTTTTCTGTTTCACACCAATTCTTTTTTCATATCCATTCAATTTTAGGTTTGCCGCTATAATTGACATCATAAATAAACCATCCAAAAGCCATTAGACCACCAGCTAATTTTTGAGTAGATTCTTTTTTAAAAGGTACTCTTCTTGAAAAAATTAAAACTTTTTCTAATTTATTTTGATTAAATATTAATTGCCTTCTTTTAATTCCCTCTAAATAAGAAATTTTTGAAAGCATAACGACTTTCTTTTTTGCTAAATCAAAAGATTTTAAAGTAAATTCAGTTGCAAATTTAAATGGTGGATTGGTTACAATATTATCTACTTTTTTAGTAGATTTTAAAAAATCAATGCCATGATCTCCATAACCTCTATTAATTAAATCAGAGGAAATAACATTGTAGCCATTTTTAATCATTACCTTTGACATTGCACCATTACCGCAAGCACATTCCCAAATATCGCCTTCAAATTTTTGTTTATCTAACAAAGCTTGAGTTGCACTTTCTGGAGTAGGGTAAAAATCATCTTTCTCTCTATCTCCATTTGCATTATGTCCAACATAAGCTAAAGCTGAACTTGTTTTCACACCAATTCCTTTTTTAAAATTTCTTTTAAGGGAAACAAATCCTGTTGCGGAATACCCCAGACTTTAGGTCTATGAGCTTGGCCAAAGTCAGTTAAATATTTATCCTGCATGGCATCTTTTGCATAAATCGCACCAGCAATAGTAAATTCAGGAGTATTTTCTAAAACTAAAATATACAAATCTTCTGGCTTGGCATTTTTTCTGATAATTAAAAAATTATTATTTTTCTTTTGCTGCGTTCTAACTTGTAAATGTTTCCCATTATAAATTAAGTCAGGTTCTTTCCAGGAATTGACATGGCAGCCAAAATAAATGTGAAGATGTTTTGCTGTTGCAACTTCTCCCATTGCACCCATAATGGAATCTTTGGCCTGGTCTGTGAAGCCCTTATCATAACCAAAACCGAAACCCTGTTCCATTCGGATATTTTCCAAACATCTGGAAAGTCCGACCTGGCTACCGGTATCTATTTCAAACCATTCAAGGCGAACCACATTACTCACAGCTATATCCTATAATTAAATAATTATCTTTGGTGTACCAACCTTGCAGACTAAAATTATTATTGACTTGTTGTTTATAGACAGAAATATTTTGTATAATTTTTTCTCCAGCTTCCACACAATCT